ACCGTTGGCGTACGTACCCACCGAGGTCGCCTGGCGCATAGGCGATGTAGCGGCCGAAGTAGTGCTCAGACGACTTCGACTTGCTGATCTTGACACCTGGGACCGGCTGATGCTCGATCAACCAGTCGCCCACGGCATCACGTTCCTCAGCCGGCATGTTGAGCAGGCGGGTGGCCGCTGGCTTCAAACCAAGCTCGATCTGATGCGGGTCGTCGAGGAACAGCAGGAACAGCGTGTCATGGATGAGCTCCCAGCTGGGGACCGCAAGACCGAAGTGGACCTCAGCTACGTCCACGTCGAACTTGCCGTTCTGGAACAGGATGCCGTCCTTGTGCTCGTAGGCCTTGGCCAGCTCAGCTGCGGCATCTGACCAGCAGCAGTTGTTGCCAATGGGGTGGCCGAAACCAAAGTATTTGGCCTTCTTGCCCGGGTACTTGATGGACACGCCGACAGGCATGGGCGGGTATTTGGGGCGACCTTCGATCCCAAAAGTTTCGAAGTCGATGGTGACTGGCTTGGGCTGCTTCATGATGCTGTGCCCAGCTCAGCGCGCTCACGATCAGCACGCACCTTGTTGAGTCTGCTGTGGACCCGCTTGATGAACTGCTTGCGCTTGCGCCCCTTCAGCTCCTCTTTCAGCAACGCCTCGCAGACCGGTTCCCCAGCCTCACGAAGCGCATCGTTCAGTGCCAGCCAAGACTGCAAGGCTGGATTGTTCACTGGTTTCTTCATAGTTGTTGCTCCAAATAAAAAGCCCGGCGGCAAGGCGGGCTCAAGGAGGGGAGGTGGCAACTGCATGCCCGCCCGCCCGTGTCTAGGCCGCCGGGTTAACTCACATCAGTACTTGCGACCGCGAGCCGGCTTCTGAGTTGCTCGGCTGCCGCCACGCTTGGGCGGAGGTGCCTTCTCCTCATCGGCCGGTTGGTACGGGAAGTCGATGACGGACTTTGCTTCCTCGTGGCGCTGCATGATGGTGCCCATCAGCTCGTCCGGGATGTTCATGATCGGCTCGAAGACGACCTTGAATTGGGTCTTCGGATCCGGAACCACCTTGACCTTGGTCACGATGCCGAACGGAGGACGGCGCAGCGCACCAGCCACCTGCTTGACGAAGGAGGCATAGCCCTTGACCGAGGTGACCGGCAGCTTCATGAAGCCGATGGCCGTCGATGCGAAGTGCTCTTCTTCCTCGAACAACTCCAGCTTGCCCGATTGGTTGAATGTACCAGCAGGGATCATCGCCAGACGACGTGTCTCACGAGCAGCCTTGCCGCGGCCAGTATCAGCCGAGCCCCACTGGCAGACATCAGAGTCGACGCACAGCTTGCCAGCGAACTCAGGATCGGAGTTCTCGTGCCAAACCATGGTCTTCTCGTCGCGACCGAAGGCAAATGCCACCGGGGTCTGAGGGGTGTCAGGGTCGTACTTGCCTTCGTAGTAGGTGGTCTCGAAGATGCTGTCCAGGATGACGACCGCCATCTGGTTGTTCGGCAGCGGCGCATCTTGCCAGCAGAGGATACCACCCTTCAGGCTGAAGAACTGCCCGCCACCTGTGTTGGCTTCCATGCCCGCCGCAATCTCGGCCTGCTTGGCCAGTTCTTCGTCCCACTTGACGAGGGCGGTGGATTTGGATGCCGTTGCTTTTTTGGTTGTTGCCATGATTAGGAACTCCTAACTAGTTACGAGAGGCCCAGGTTGAGAGAAGCCTGGCGCGTGGGCCGGTGCACGACAGGCTTTGGTGAATCAGACCTTGTTGATGCTGATGGATACGGCATCGAAGTGCTCAACACCCGGCACCTCCTTGCCAGCTTCCCAGCGCTCCTTGATGGCGGCGTCAGTGATACGGCGCTGCATGAGGTCGAACTGGCCCGTCTTCTTGACGTACTTGTAGAAGGCATCCCAGTCCTTGACCTGAGGAATCTGCTTGGTCACGACAGTCACGCGGGCTAGCTTGCCAGCCACGCCAGAGGCCTCGGACTTGGGCAGCGTGTTGATGATGTGCTCCTTGAGAGCGGACTCCTCAGCGGCGACCTTGTCAACCTCCTTCTGCATCTCAAGCCGCTTCTGGCGCAGCTGATACAGGCGGTCGGCGCAAGCGCCCATGGCCTTGGGGAATTTGTATTTGACTTCAGCCATTTTGGTTCTCCTTAGTGATGGCGTGGTTATCGCACATAGCCAGCAAAGGAGCTTTCCATTGTGCCCAAAATTCGATTGCACGACTTTCCATACGAGCGATGGAGTCGTCATCGAACGCCCTCCATTTCTCGTGTGAGTGACGTTGGCAGCCGATTCGCATAAAGCCCTCAGTGATGAGGACAGGCCATGTGAGATTGAGAATTGAGATGGGCGCCTTCGTAAGCACTTCACCGTCCAGGTTGGCACCGGCCAGGTACGCACCGTCCAGGTTGGCACCGTCCAGGTTGGCACCGTCCAGGTTGGCACCGGCCAGGTACGCACCGTCCAGGTTGGCACCGGCCAGGTTGGCACCGTCCAGGTTGGCACCGTCCAGGTTGGCACGGGCCAGGTTGGCACCGGCCAGGTTGGCACGGGCAGAGACCGCAGCCTCCAAGGTCAACTTCACCGAGTTGTCCTCGGCTTCGTGTGAGAACAAAATACTGCCGCTGAACCGGCATTTAATTTCAATCTTCATGATGACTCCTCAGCAAGATTTGTTGCGATCAACGTTGACCGTGGTTAGATCATAGTGCGATCGGGCATTGATGTAAACACCTACTTTTCAAAATTATTTTGCATCCATGTCCACGGCATCACGAAAGCCGAGGAACACCGGGAAGCGAGGCTTCTCCTTGACCCCGGTCGGCTGGCTCTTGTACTTCACCACTTTGCCCAGCAGGTTGTCACCCGTGGCCCAGAGCAGCTGGCGCTGATCAGCGGTGAACCCGGTCCCGATGTCGAACTCCACGCCGGTCGTCAGATCCTTGACGGCCAACGCGCCGAGCGTCTGCCTGCCGACCTTGCCTGCCTTGTGGCTGCTCCGCTCCAGCTGACCCAGCTCGTTGCGTTTGGCTTCGTTGGCGTTGTGCATGAGCTCACTGAACCCGATGATCTTCGCCTCGCTGTCCTCGAAGCGCTTGACTTTGAGCAGCCACGCCTCCTTGGCAGTCGACCGGCCGTGTTTGTACGGACCATCTGGGTGGCGCAGCATGACGCCCTCGTAGCCCATGGCGAGATAGTCCTGCTCCCAGTCAGTCAGCTGGTCCTCGTTGAGGATCTGGTCGTGGGGCACGGTCTCGCAGCGGTTCTGCTTCTTGATTCGCCGGTGGGCCGTGTGCAAGCGACGATGGAAACCACCGGTCTCCATGAAATCGTCGAACACCCAGAAGGCGACCTCAGGCTCGCCCTCGATTGACATCACACCAGATGACGTGGCCTGGAACACCTCCTTGGCGGTCGGCTGACCCACGATCAACTCGCCATCGAGACCGTTGAGCTCAGGTCTGCCGAACAGCTTCTGCACGTGCTTGTTGGGGATCGGCTTGAGGCTGCGGCCACAGACGACGCCGTTGATGATCAGGCAGCGGATGCCATCGAGCTTCGGGCTCAGCAGCATCGGGTAGGGGATCAGAGGGCCTGCGGGCGAGGCGAGCATCGGCTTCATGACAAGGCTCCTACTGGCGGTGACTGCAGCTGCTCAGACGGGACCTCAATGGTCCTGTGCTGCATCAGGACTGGGTTGTACACGACCACCAAGGTCGGTGGTGCCAGTTGGTTCAGCGCCTGAGCTACCGCCATCACCAAGCGAGTTGGCCGCAGAACTGCCACCACCTCCGGCTTCTTGTTGCTTTCCATTGTTGAACTCCTTCAGATAGTATTTGAGACTGACCCTCATCGCAGCTTCGCGCATCCGGCTTGGGCTGCACAACTTCATCGCCTCGAAGCCAAGGGCCAGCAGGGTCTCGAGCTCAGCCCGCTCCTCATCGCCCCAACCGACCAGCTCAGCGATGCAGGACTTCAGTCGCTCGTCCTTGAGCTTCGAAGCCGCCACCATGAGGTACTCGAGGTCGTCTTGGCTGAGGTTGCCTTTGCACTGCACCAACCACGTGGCGCGGCCGGCGTAGTGCTTGACCAGCTGGTCGTGGTACTCCTTCGTGCCGACGACCGGTTGCTTCTGCTTCTTCATGACACCTTCCTCTCGCCTGTCTCAAAGGCCTCACGACCGTCAAGCGCGTGGTGGGTGAAGATGTCGTGCTCCTCATCAGGAGTGGGCTTGCACCAGCACTCCGGCGTCAACTCGTGCTCACGCAGGTCGTTGACCGGCACGATATGGTAGCGGCGAGGGCTATTGAACATGGCCGGTTCCCCCGCAGGACATGCAGGGCAGGTCGATCGAGCTGAACCCATGGCTTTGCTTGACCTTGCCTGAACCGAGGCACTGGGGGCAATCCTTGGGTGCCGAGGCCTCCTCCATGGCGATCTTGTAGGCCTTGCGAATTTCATTGAAGTCGCAGGGATTGCCTCCTCGATCTGGATGATGTACCATGACCAGCTCACGCCACTTCGCCTTGACCTCGTCAGGCGTCGCGGTCTCGGGAAGCCCTAGAGTCGCGAACGCCTTGCTCATACGAGGTCCCAGCCGAACATGAAGATCTTCCACATGACCTTGAACAGCAGGCCGAGGCCCGCCGTGCCAAGCACCCAAGCTGCGATGAGCAGGATCCAAGTTCCGAAGAACTCGCCCCACTCACGCGCATCGCGGCTGTAATGATCACGCCTCCAGTTCATTGAGCACCTCATCAAGCTTGTTGGCGTACCAGATGGCCTTGCGGTTGTCCTCGACCGAATCGGACTTCTTACCCAGGCGCCATTGGTATTTGATGACTTGTCCTCGCAGGAAGCCGATGAACTGCTCACGACCCAGGGCTGCTCGGATGGCGTCGATGCACTCAACACCGTTGTCAGTCTCAGCATAGTGGGGCGGGTGATTGACCATGTCCTTGATAGGTTCGACCTTGATAGGTTCGACCTTGATAGGTTCGACCTTGGCCGTACCACGCGCGACAGCGCTCATTCGTGGGATGGAATTAGTGGTCTTGCGTTGCATTGAGAATCTCCTTGAGTGAGGGCATGGCGCTGAGCAGCTCGTCACGGCACTTGACCGCGATGTCACGATGCTCCTTCTGGGTACCGTTGCCAGCCCTGAGTTGAATGTAGTGGATCCAGCTGCGGATGGGTCCTGCCATGTACAGACGAGACGGTGTCAGGCCCTCAGGCAGCACAGCACGAGCCACCTCCTTGGCGATGCCGCGCTCCAAGGCCGCCTCGTAGGCGAGCTGCGTCTGGCTGGCGATGAGCTGCTGCTTTTCCTGCCACCAGATCTGCAGCTCGGAGTCATCGACCTCGACGCTGTTCTGGCGGTTCTTGGCATCTTGCAACCGAGCTTCACGGATCACAGCATCTTCGACCACAGCTGCGTAGCGCTGGCTGAACTCCTGGAAGCTGAAGGACCGGTGGCGCAGGATCTGCCGAGCGATGTCCCGGGTAGTCACCACCTCGATGACAGCATGTGCCATCTCAAACGGTGACCAGTGGTGGTTGCGGACGAGGTAGCTGAGCAACCGAGGAGCTGTGTCGTGGTTGGCCTGATTCGACGGGTTCGAGACCCGCGCGCAGTAGGCCACCAGCTCCTCGGCCGTCTGGACGCCGTCCAACCCGACAGGCTGGCTGAGAGCGATCAGACGGACTTGGCTCATTCCTCGGCATCCTTCATGTCGGTCTCAGCGCACAGACCGTTGATGAACTCCAGCAGCTCGGCCTTCGCGGTCGGCACGTCCGTCTGCTCAATCTCGACGTCTTTCTTCTTGCAGCCAAGCTGCTCAACCAGCTGATCGCGGGTGGCGCGAGCATCGGCGTTCGTGGAAGCGTAGCGCTTGGCGCCAGGACCGGTTACGAGGTAGCAACGCATGTGAAACTCCTTATTTACATTGAGATGAAAAGAAAGGCGCCAAGGAGCTTAGTTCCAAGGCGCCTTGCTGTGAAGCAGGCTTACGCAGCTTCCTTGATGCCGGCGGTCACGCTCTTCAGCGCTTCTTTCACGGCCTTGGCCGCGGCCTTGTCTTCCGGCAGCTCGGTCGACTTGACCACTTCCAAGCAGCGCTTGGTCTCGGCCTTGACGGCCTTGGTCACTTCCTTTTCGATCGCGGCTTGCACAGCTTCGTCGGCCAGGGCGGCTTTCACTTCTTTTGCGTTCATGATATTCACTCCAGGTGGTTGATGAAAGCTTTGGGAACATTCCCTCAGCAGTTGCATTTTACGCCGCGCGCCCGCGTACGTAAACATGTGGTTTCAATATTTTGAGCCTTTCGGGCCGCTTTGCTTCTTGTGCCAGTCGTCGAGATGCTTGACAGCAGCTTGCGGTGAGGCCTTCAACCAAGTATCGCTGTTGCGCACAGCGTAGTACCGAGCCTGGGACCCGTCAGACAAGCGAATCGGCTTGCCGTTGCAGATTTGATGGAGCCCAGCCCTAGCCAACTCACGACCAACCCCGTTGGCGGTCACGCCCATCTTGCCAGCTGGATCGTAGAACTGCAGCAGCTCCTTCGACGTGAACAGGTCTTTGTCAACCACTAATTCACCGACGCGAAGCACGTGGTCTGGGGTGGCCATGAGACTCCGCACCCAACCGGCCAAGTCACTCTGCACGTTGGCGATCATGCGCTCCTTGGCAGCTGTCTTGAAGGCGGGAGCCGCCGGGTTGAAGTCACCGAGGTCTAGGTTCAGCAGGTAGTGGAACACGGCCGCAGCACCGCCTGTCTCCAACCACAGGTCGTACTCCATGTAGAAGGCCTCGTCCATCGGGCCCACGCGGACCTCGTGGATGAAGAAGCGGCGGTCGTCGTCCTCAAGAAAGAAGCTGTCTGGGTGGTTGGCCGTGAAGAAGTAGTTGATGCAATCAGGCACCACGTACGTGGGCACGTACTTGCCGTTGACCCGCAACTCCTTCTGCGTGATGAGTTTCTTGAGGAAGTCAGCATCGGCCCGCTTATCGGTCCCGGTCACGTCGTCACCCATGACAAGCTGCTTGCCTTCGGCCCACTCGTTGAAGCTGTTGTGCAGATCCATCTGGCTGATCTCGGTGAAGTTCTTGCCGTAGATCTTCCCGAGCGTGTAGCCGATCAACGACTTGCCTGTGCCGTGCCTGATGCCATGGACAACAACTGAGCTGAACAGCTTGACACCCGGGTGCTGCAGTGGGTACGCGCACCACTTGAGGAACCAGTCCTTGGCTTTGGGCTCGGCTCCGGTGAAAATGTGGTCAACCAAGTGCATGAATGGTTCGACATCGCCCTCAGCCGCCTCAACACCCCAACCCGGCCAGATGTTGAATTGGTTGATGTTCCCGCTGATGTACTTCCCAGCTCCTGGGACGTAGGTCAATTTGTCAGCTTGATGGCGCAGTGGCCACTTGATCCACTCGCCGGCTGCTGGCACGGCTCGATAACTGACCGACCCATCGTTCTTGAGGGTTCGCTCTTGGTACTGCTTGCCGGCTTCGAGATGCTCCTTGAAGGGCCCTGGAGCGATCTTCTCAGAGGTGACCATATCAAGTACCATCCCAGGATGGCGAATGTAAATATAGCGGTCATTGAAGCTGAACAGCACGCGACTCAGCCCCAAGGGCTCAGCTTCATGAAGCAGTTGGGCAAAGGATTCAGTAGACCTCGGCGCGTGGATGAAGAAGTCATCCAGACCCACCTTCTCCAAGGCATCAAGTTTGGGCAGGTAAACAAGGTAGACGAAAGATCCGTGGTTGATCAATGCCTCGGCAAGTTCGCGCAGAGCATGGAGCACCATGGGATTCGTGTGAAGATCTGAGTCAAAGCAAATGTAGACGTGGCGCTTGACCCAGTTGACGTAGTCCAATGATTCCAACCACGTGATGCCAACCTTGTTGGACTTCCAATTGTAAACTCCGCCCAACCCGATGGTGGGGAAGCCTTCTTTACAGGCCTTGGCAGCTTTGAGTTCGCCCTCAGTCAGGATGATGGGGCGGTCGGTGTCGTCAAGAATCTCAGGCCATGCGTAGTTGGCGGGATAATAGGCGACTGGAGCGGTGTTTGGTTCCTGAACGTAGCGGATCGGCTTCTTGTCAGCCAGTGAGGCAAAGTCGGTGCCGTTCTCGAGGTACCGAAGTCGATAGAAAGGAGGCGACTTGGGCCAATCGGGCAACGGCTCGCCAAAGGGATCGAAGTAGTTGAGTCTCAAGCTGCAAAGCGGCTTGAAGGCTGGGTGGAGAGAAGCTGTCTGCTCCCCATTAAGGAATTCCATGCCAAGGATCTTGCCGTCCTCGATGGTGAGGCCAGATGATGCGAGCTTCGCTTCGCCTAGCCCAGATGCTTTTGAATCAGCGGCAGCTGGTTTCTTCTTGGTTGTACGTGCCATTTAGTGAATATCTCCGGTTCGTCAAATTGTGCGTTTTTACGTCGCCCCTCAGCGCGTTGCGACGTTTCTGCATGCCCAGCCATGAAGAAAGGTGTCAGACCGGCCAAATCTTGCTGAGGGATTTTGCACCACCGGAGATTCCCTGACGGGAAGGAGGGCTCGGCCGGTCTGACGCTTAGCATCTTATCGCGATTGCCGTAGGGCGTAAATAGATGGTTAGGGCTTGATAGATTCAGCCTCGCGCCTATCCATGGTCCCCGATTTGCGGATCGTGATGATGTCGCCGTCGATGTTGAAGTACGCGGTGCCTTTATTCAAGGACATGGCGAGCTGAACTTGGCGAGCTGTCTTGTTGACAAAACCACAAGCGTCCTCGATCGTATAGATGCCTCGACCTCCACCTGAGCGCCAAGCAACCTCGTACATAGGCACAAGTCGCTTCTCAGCCCAGTGCTTTCCGCGCCCGTCTTTGAAAAACTCGACGTCGTCGGCTCCCACAAGATCAAGGAGCAAGCGCAACGAGGCTTCGCGCTCGCGCCGATATTTGAGTGGCATGCCCGAGACAAGGTCTCGCAAAGCTTCTTGGTACTTGGTACTGACAGGTGAATTTCGCATTCTGCGCTCTCCGGTTGATGATTTTGCGTGATTGTAAATAGAAATTTAGGTTTTGTACAACAAGATTGCGAAGCTCTGTGGACTTAGCGCGTGGCCCGCGGTGGCCGCTACAGAATCTATACAGCTACGGCATTTCCTACCCTCTATTCCCTTCTCTCTTGATCTTATATCTATACTTCTACCTATTCTATCTATTTACTTTCTAAAGGAGGATAGAGAGAGAGTAGTTATATAGCTTCTGTAGCAGACTTGTGGACTTCGCTGCTTCTGTTCCGGATAGTTTTCGCCCATAACACGCGCGTCGACCGGTGTACATCGCCCCACCGGCAAATTATGATCCACTCCATCAAGTGAATCTCAATCATAATTTCAAGAGGACTCCACATGGCTGTAGGTGGTGCAAGGCCCGGGGCTGGTCGGCCCAAGGGCTCCGCACAAAAGATCACGACCAAAGCTCGCGAAGAGGCAATGAAAGCCGGGATGCTTCCACATGAGTGGTTGCTGAAGGTGGCTCGGGGCGAGGCGATCCCACACAAATACTACCGGACCACGGTCGATCGTCGTGGCAAAGAGACCAAGGAACTCATCGAGGAGGAGGTCTACGCTGACTTCGCCACGCGCGTAGATGCCGCGAAGGCGGTGGCTCCGTACTTTGCACCTAAGCTCTCGGCGCAGACGGTCTCCATCCCGGAGCCCATCCAGCTCGAGCACACGAACAAGTCGCTGTCCAAGGATGAGCTGCTGGCTGAGTTGAAAAAGCGAGGTCTTCCCACCACGCTGCTGAAGGACTGACGTGCGCATCGACGACATCGAGCTGCTCGAACAACTTGCGATCATCGAGGCCCGCGAGTCGTTTTGGGCCTACCGCCGGATGCTCAATCCGAAGATGAAGATCGGGTGGTGGCAACGTGAGATGGCAGACGAGCTCCAGCAGTTCGCCGAGGACCTGTTCTCAGGCCTGCGCCCGAAGTTGGTCATCGAGGCACCACCCCAGCACGGCAAGTCGCTGATGATCGTTGAGTTCATCACGTGGGTGGCTGGCCGCAATCCGGATCTGAAGACGATCTACACCTCCTTCTCCGAGCGCTTGGGTGTCAGGGCCAACTTGGCCTGCCAGCGCATCTATGACTCCGATCGCTACAAGAAGATCTTCCCATCAACCCGGATCAACGGCGTAGGCACCAGCCAGTTGGATGCCAACCAAGCGATCCGCAACCGCGAGATGATCGAGTACATCGGCAACACGGGCTTCTTCCGCAACACCACGGTGCGTGGCTCCATCACAGGCGAGTCCTTGGACCTCGGTGTCATCGATGACCCGATCAAAGGCCGTGAAGAAGCAGGCAGCCAGGCCATCCGTGACAAGACGTGGGAGTGGTTCACCGATGACTTCTTCACCCGCTTCAGCGACTCAGCTGGTTTGCTCGCCATCCTGACCCGTTGGCACGTCGATGACCCGATCGGTCGGCTCCGTGCCACCATGGGTGACGAGGTCAAGGTCGTCTCGTACCCGGCCATCGCCATCAGGAACGAGAAGCACCGCAAGGTCGGCGAACCTCTCTTCCCTGAGCACAAATCGTTGGAGTTCCTGCTCGAGCGCAAAGCCGCCATGGCCAACGTCAACTGGGAGGCGCTGTACCAGCAAAATCCGCAGATCATCGGTGGTGAGATCATCAAGGGCAGCTACTTCGGCAGGTACAAGCAACCACCCATCATCAAGCAGCGGTTCATCTACGCCGACACCGCACAGAAGACCGCCGAGCGCAACGACTTCAGCGTCTTCGAGTGCTGGGGCAAAGGTGATGATGGCAAGATCTACCTGCTAGACCTCATCCGAGGCAAGTGGGAAGCACCTGAGCTTGAGCGCCGGGCCGTAGCCTTCTGGAACAAGCACAAAGCGGCTGACGTCGTCGTGCTGGGCCAGCTTAGGCAGCTCAAGGTTGAGGACAAGGCCAGCGGAACCGGCTTGATCCAGAAGCTCAAGAGCCAAGCGCAGATCCCCGTGGTTGGGATTGAACGCACCAGGGACAAGTACACCCGGCTGCTTGACGTGCTTGGCTACATCGAATCTGGCTACGTCATGCTGCCAGAAGATGCCCCGTTCACCAACGACTTCGTGGCTGAGTGCGAAGCCTTCACCGCCGACGACAGTCACCTTCACGACGACCAGGTCGATCCTATGATGGATGCCATCAATGATCTTCTTGCCCACAACAACGCCGCATCCCTCTGGGAGAAAATGATATGAGCAACAGTAAACAACGCCGCCAAGCCAACCGCACCAACACACCTACTGCCACGACCAAAGACGGCTTTGCTAACCTGACGGCCCGCATGGGTCTTGGCGCCCAGAACGTGCTGTCTGACAGCACCTACATCTTCGACCTGCTGACCCGCAACCGCATGAAACTGGAGGCCATGTATCGTGGCTCCTGGATCGTGGGTGCTGCGGTCGATGCAGTTGCTGAGGACATGACCCGAGCCGGTGTCAACATCAAGGGCCGCGATGATCCTGAGGCCATTCAGCAGATTCAGTCCAAGCTCACACGGCTTGGCGTCTGGCACTCGCTGCTCGAGACCATCAAATGGGGTCGCCTGTATGGCGGCGCCATCGCGCTGATCGTCATCGACGGGCAGGATCCTGCAACTCCCCTGAACGTGGACACTGTGGGCAAGGACCAGTTCCGTGGCTTGAAGGTCTTCGATCGTTGGCAGCTGCGGCCCAGTTTGCAGAACATGGTGCTGGAGGGTATGGACTACGGCCTGCCCGAGTTCTATGACGTCATTAGCAACATCGCGACCGGCCAGGTGAGCAACCTGCGGATCCACCACAGTCGAGTCATTCGCCAGATCGGCATCCAGCTTCCCGCCATGCAGGCCATGACCGAGGAGTGGTGGGGCGAGTCTGTCATCGAGCGCATGTACGATCGCCTCGTGTCCTTTGATGCTGCGACCTCAGGTGCTGCGAACCTCATCCAGAAAGCACACCTCCGCACGGTCCAGATCGACAAGCTGCGTGAGGTCTTGGCTGCTGGCGGCAAGGCAGAAGAAAACCTGCTCTCGATGTTCCACCATATGCGCATGCTGCAGACCAATGAGGGTCTGACACTGCTGGATAAGGAGGACACATTCGCAGCGCACAGCTACACGTTCTCAGGCCTGTCTGACATGATCCTCCAGTTCGGCCAGCAGATCGCGGGTGCCACCGGCATCCCGTTGGTCCGCTTGTTCGGCCAGTCACCTGCAGGTCTCAACAGCACAGGCGAATCCGACCTCCGCATGTACTACGACAACGTGGCTGCTCAGCAAGAAAGCCGCCTGCGCGATGGCATGATGAAGGTGCTGCGTGTCATGCACAAGTCGCTGTTCGGCACCATGCCGCCTGACAACTTCGACTTCGACTTCGTACCGTTGTGGCAGACCAGCACCAAGGAGAAGGCGGACATCGCCACCGCAGTCACCACCACGGTTGCTACTGCCTACGAGAAAGGCATCATCGATCAGACCACCGCGCTGCAGGAACTCAAGCAGTCCAGCGAATCGACTGGTGTGTTCACCAATATCACTGAGGAGCAGATCGAGGAAGCCAAGATGGAACCGCCTCCGATGCCGACCGAAGGTGAGCCTGTTGTGGCTGACCAACCCAAGTTAGGAACCTTTGACAGATTAAAAAGTGGTTGGGCGACGAATTTAATCCTAATCAACCGCGCGACCCGGATGGTAAATTTAGCTCAGGCGGTGGCTCAGGCGGTGGCTCAGGCGGTGGCTCAGGCGGTGGCCCAAACACTGTCAAAGGCGTCCCAAAGTCTGAGACAGAATTGAAACCGGGCACCGATGGTGCTGTTTGGTTGACCAGAGACCCGTCAAAGGCTGAGCGCTATGCTAGATTGGCGGCAGAGGCAACAGGCGGGAGGCCAGTAGTTATACGGGTCCGAGAAGATCAGGCACCGCAAGACCCCACTAATTATGGCGACGACTATGTCAGAGCAGTGGCTGGTAAGGTGCCCATTGAGTCGAGAATTTACGGTCGCGTTACGCCCGAGGATGGCTATTGGTACCATGGAACTTCTGAGCCGGTTTGAATGAGACACTACAATGACTAACAAATTCTCCGCCAGCAGGACCGTCGAGCGCCGGTTCGGTGTTGAGTTGCGCAAGGTGGCTCGGGTCATCGGTGCTATGCTCAATGCTCACATCGATGGCCCCACCATCCGCGACCAGAAGAAGCTGGCCGAGGCCTTGGCTGCCTACTCTGACGCCCTGGGTCCTTGGGCTGAGCGCGTGGTGGGCAACCTCCTGAAGGATGTGAACCGCACGAACAAGAAGTCGTGGGAGTCCACATCTGCTCGCATCGGCGCCCAGCTCAAGCGGACCATGGAAGAGACCGCGGTCGGCGACGTGATGAAACTCATCCAGCGGCGACAGGTGGAGCTGATCAAGAGCCTGCCGATCGAGGCTGGTCTTCGCGCCCAGAAACTCTCACAAGAGGCTGTGATGGGAGGCAAACGAGCTGACGAGGTGGCGGCTGAGCTGGCCCGGTCTGGCGAGGTGACTGAGGGCCGAGCCACATTGATCGCCAGGACTGAGATTGCCAAAGCCAACTCAGCTTTGACCCAAGCGCGGGCCGAGTATGTGGGAGCCAGCCACTACATCTGGCGAACGGCTGAGGATGGGGACGTGCGCGAGAGCCACGCGGCTATGAATGGCAAGATCTTCCGCTTCGACGATCCACCCTATGTGGAAGGTGAAGGCAACCACGGCCCGGGCGAGTTCCCGAACTGCCGCTGCTTCGCCGAGCCTATCATACCGGAGTAGTTTACATGATTCACATATTGTGGCTATAATCCGGACCATGGATACTGGCACACAAACTCAGCAGATGAAGACATGCACAAAATGTGGTGTCACTAAGCCGTCTTCAGAGTTCGGCAAGCGGAAGACTGCTAAAGATGGGCTCAATTACTGTTGCCGTAGCTGTTGGAGCGCGCGATACCGCGAACAACTTAAAGACCCGGCGCTTTACGAGTCCCACAAAGTTAGCGTGGGAAGTTATATCAGGCGGCGCCGTAAAGAAGACCTAAACTTTTATCTCGTTCATAAATTACGTTGCATGGTCCGCCGAGTTCTTCGCGCCGCCGATGGGAAGAAGACCGCATCTTCACAAAATCTCCTGGGGTACTCAGCCAAAGAACTTCGTGCCCATCTCGAGTCCCAGTTCGAACCTGGGATGACTTGGGACGACCGTGATGCTTGGCATATTGATCATGTGAAACCTATTGCAGCCTTCATTGCTGAAGGTGTCAAGGATCCGCAGGTCATCAACGCCTTATCGAACCTCAAGCCCCTCTGGGCTAAGGACAATCTTGCCAAGGGGGCGAGGTACTAATGTCGAGAAAATTCTATTCTGTTGCGAAGATTTCTGAGCGCATCAGCGAGACCCCTGAGGGATTCCTGGTCTGTGAAGGTGTCGCCATCACTCGCGCTGGCGACTTGATGTACTCGCCAAGCGAAACTCCGGTCACGCCGAAGGGCAATGTGACGGTCATCACCCGGACCGTTGAAGACATCCACGACCCGGCCACCATCGCTTCGTTCGAGGGCAAGCCGGTCACCATCAACCACCCTGACGACTTCGTTACGCCTGAGAACTGGCGGGCTCTGGCCGTTGGTGTGGTGCAGAACGTTCGTCCCGGCGAGGGCGAGGATGCTGACAAGTTGCTGGCCGACTTGCTGATAACCGACTTCGAAGCCATCTCGGCAGTCAAGAGCAAGCGCCTCCGTGAGGTGTCCTGCGGCTATGAGGCTGAGTACGTCGAAGAAGCCCCTGGCCGCGGACGTCAGGAAAACATTATTGGGAATCACGTAGCACTTGTGGCTTCTGGACGGTGCGGTTCAGAATGTGCCATTTTCGATCACGCACCAAAAAAGGAGAAAGAACCCATGACCATGAAAGAGAAACTCATGGGGCTATTCGGGAAGGCGCTCGATGAAGCCATGCCTGAAGAAACCCCTCCGGCTCAGGATCAGGATGTTGGCGCGATGTTGGCCGCTCTCATGAAGCGTCTCGACGCGATTGAGGCTGCCATGAAGCCCGCTTCCGAAACTCCTCCGGCCGATGAACTGCCTCCTGAAGGTGAGAAGCCCGCAGGTGCTGAAGGCGAGAAACCCGAAGGCGATCACACGCCTGAGGAGATGACCGCCCTCGAAGCCCGTCTGGCCACCATCGAGAAGGCGTTGGCAAAGCTGGCCGGCCTTGAAATGGCTGAGGGCGAAGATCAAGGTAAGGAAGGTGAAGTCAGCCTCGATGCCGAGACCATCGCTCGTGCCGAGATCCTGGCCCCGGGCCTCGCCAAATCCAAGGACATGAAAGCCAAGTCGTTGACCTCTGCCTACGGCACGGAAGACGGCAAGGCGGTCATCGATACGCTGCTTGCCGGTAAGGCATTCGATTCGGCTGACAAGGACCTGCTCTTCGTCGCTGCGTCTGAGATGCTCAAGTCCGTGCGTCGCGGCCAACTGCACAGCACGCGTGTCTCGTTGGACTCGCTGCCAGGCATGAAAGCCGGTGAAATGACGCCGGAAAAGATCAACCAAATGAACGCCGCTCGTTACGGCAAACAGTAAGGAGAAAACCATGACCAGCTTCCTCTATCGCGCTCCCTCTGGTGTTGCCGGTGACGTGACCCGTCCGGATGACACCGTCGTTGAACCCGGTCTGCTCAATGCAGCCCAAGCTCCCACCGCCTTCGGTGCCCCTGTCAAGCTCGTGTCCGGCAAGTTCGAAAAGATCGCCGCGTCCGATGCTGCTGCGGTGTTCGCAGGTATCCTGTCCCGCATCGCCCCGTCGATCGCTGGCGACACCGCCCAGACCTTCGCCGGCGGCACGCCGAACACCGACTCGGTGCAGGGCATCGTGGTCGAAGGTTACGTCAACGTGGTCTGCACGATCGGTACCCCGGTTCGCGGCGGCGTTGTGTACATGCGTGTGACTGCGGCCAGCGGCAAGGCTGTTGGCGACCTCGAAGCCACGGCTGATGGCGCAAACAACGTCGCGCTGACCGGCGTGACCTGGGCAATCGACGGCAAGGATTCCAGCAACATCGCTGAAATCCGCATCAAATAAGGAGCGACAACATGAAGACTTTTGACAGCACCCTGGCGTATTACGTCAACCAACTCGACAACCTCGACAAGAAGCTGCACGAGCCTCTGTTCTCGGTCACCTGGGGCCGTGACATCAAGCTGCGCGGCGGCATCACGATGGCCAACGAGTCCACCTCGTTCATCCGCTCCACCATCGGTGCAGTCGGTACCCAGAACGCCACCGGCAAGCCGTGGATCAGCCCGAACACGACCACCCTGCCGGGTGTCTCGGTCAACGGCGAGCGCGTGGTTCTGCCTCTGCGCCTGCTCGGCCAAGAGGTGTCCTACTCGTCCGTCGAACTCGAGCGTAGTCAGCTGCTTGGCCAGCCGATCGACGCCCAGAAGTTCAACGCCCTGAACACCATCTACCAGATGGCCACCGACGAGATGATCTACGTGGGTGACTCGGCTGTTGGTGCTGAGGGCCTGGTGAACAGCACCCTGGTGACCTCGGGCTCCGTGCCGAACGGTACCGGTGGCTCCCCGCTGTGGGTCAACAAGACCCCGGACGAGATCCTGAAGGACGTCAACGACATGGTCACGGCCGCATGGCAAGCCTCTGGCTTCTCTGTGTGCCCGGACAAGCTGTTGCTGCCGCCCGCTCAGTTCGCGTACATCTCCAGCCAGAAGATCAGCACTGCCGGCAACGTCAGCATCCTGACCTTCCTGGAAGACAACAGCATCAGCCTCCGCGTCAACGGCCGCAAGCTGGACATCCAGCCGCTCAAGTGGCTGACTGGCCGCGGTGCTGCCGGCGCTGACCGCATGGTGGCTTACACCAACGACGAAGAGCGTGTGCGCTTCCCGATGGTGCCGATCCGCCGTGAGACCCCGTACTACCTGGGCATCAAGTTCAATGCCCCGTACATCTGGGCCTTCGGCGAGGTGGAGTTCGTCTACCCCGAGACTGCTGTTTACCGCGACGGCATCTAACCGAAACGGAGGCCGGCCTAACAGCTGGCCTCCACTGACAAGGAGAAGATGATGCAAGTTCAATTCAACCGCCCGGTGACCATCGGCAAGAACACCTACGGCAAGGGCCAGCACACTGTGCCTGATGAGGACGTCAAGGACAACTGGTTCTTCGACGCCCTGGTCAAGGACGGCAGCGCTGTCGTGCTGCGCCAAGACGACGCTGCAGAAGAGGCCTCTGAGGCCGCTCCTGAGGCTCAGGCTGAAGCTCCTGCGGAAGCCGAAGCTCAGGCTGAGGCTCCTGCTGCCAAGCCCACCGGCAAGAAGGGAAAGTGATGGACATCGCACTGTTTCGCACCGATTTTCCGGAGTTCGCGGACAGTGTCCGCTTCCCTGACTCGACCATCACCTTCTGGTCGGGCCTGGGGGAGCAACTTATTTCCGAGGACCGCTTTGGCAACATGCACACGCAGGCTGTCGAGCTGTTCACTGCC